CGTAATCCTTCATAATGCGCGTCAGAAACCACAATATTGTTTCTTAGAGTTTTTTCCCTTGGTTCTACTTCAACAACTTTTTCTAATTTCTTGTCATAAATAAAAACACGTTTCATTTATTTCTTCCTTAAAGCCTCGGCTTGCATAGCTTGTTTCAGCATCTTTGTGCCTGTATCGGCTTTGTTAAAATCTTTAGCAACGCTTTGAGAAACGCCAGATTTCTTGGCAAACGCAGGGTCATGAGCCGCAGCCGCCATAAGACGCGCTTGCGCTGGTGATTTACTTGGCATTTTTGTATTCTTCTTTTATATCAACATAAGAAGATTCATCTTCCATTTCAGAGTCATCGTTTTCTGACTCCATTTCCATTTCGGACATATCCGGTTCTTCGTAATCATCAGGCATACGCGACAATTGGCGAAGAATCTCAGCGTAAATTTGCATTTTAGCTTTCATATATCACCTACCATTTAACTTTGTTTGCCCAATAAGCAGCAGACATTTTTCCTTTGGCAATGTTGCTGGCATGACGCGCCTTAAATGCTTCTCGACGCTTTCTATATGATTCTGACTCTACTTCTTTCTTAGGAGAACCGCTAACACCTTGTTGCCCAAAACGAATAAGTTTTATTTGTTCACCTTGTTTAGCCAAAACAGCATGAGATTTTTCTGGATGAGATGGTGTGCGTTTAGGATTGTTAAAACCACCAAAATATTTACGCAAAGCTTTAATTCTTGATGAGTATTTATCCATGACTAATTTGTAAACACGCCTACAGCCAATAATTCAGCATCTGCGCTAGTAGAAACCGCCCAACCACCATTTTTAGAAATCATGTTCATCTCAATGCTAAAAACTCCTTTTTCTACTCCGTTTGGGAGAAGCAAATGAGTCAGGTCGCCGTCATGTATATAAATATCTGAGCTGTTATTTGCTGTTAATGTCACCACCAAACGGTGCAAATAATCTCCTAATTGCCCATCATTGCCTAATGGGTATTCAGTTTCTTCTCCAGAAACGTGAACGTAAGCATATCTATATGGCTCTGGAACTCCTGACATGATTACCTCACAATCGGCGGAAGATTTTGATTAGGCTGCATTGCAGCCCTCGTCATTGCGTTCATTTGCAACACTTTGGCTTGCGTATCTACTTGTGTTTCTTGAGCGTTGGCTTCGCGCTCTCTTGCTTTTGCGATTTCGGACGCCGTTTTTGCTTGCTGCTCTGGGCTTGGTTGTGGCGGCCCTGGCTGATTTTGCTGGAGTTGGGCAACGGCTTGGTCAATGACTCCTTCAATCTCAGCGGAGACTCTGAACTTGGCAACGGCCCATTGCATAAGTTTAAGGAAGTACGGAGCCGCGCCAGGAACTGCTTGAGCCATTGGAGACACTTGGCTGATAAACGCGCCAAGCCCTTGCATAAATTGGACAGCACTATCGCGCTCTGCCGCATAATCAAGCGCAGCCATTGAATCAGCTTCGACATTTATTCTGTACTCCGCTAAGCGTTCATCCTTAATAAGCTGAATGGCCGGACCAGCAAATTGCACGTCTGGTGTGCGAATTACATTTGACCGTTCGGCAATCGTTTCAGGCTGCCAATGCTTGCTGATAATTTCAGCTTTAATCCGCAGCAGGTTAGTAATCCACTCAGCAATATAGAACTGACTTAATTGCACTCGCGTAGAGCCAAATTGCGCTTTGATTTGCTGTGCTGTAGCCGTTTCACTAGCGCGGGTGCTGCCACGCATAATGTCGGAAATGCCAAGCACTTCATAAATTTGAACCGTCTTATCCTGACGATACTGCCGCAACTGGTTAATGGCATTTACAACCTGATCAATCGGAACCCAATCAACCTTGCCCCTTACGCCACCGGCCTCGGCAAACATGGCCCAGTTATCAACCGGGATAAGCTGGTTTTCAGCAGCCTGATTAAACATGCGCTGAATACCCTCATGGTTCTTGTCATAAACGCCGACAACCTTTGCCGCCCTGGTCAGCCAAGTAATGCGGGTATTGATTTCATCTAATTCGTTAAACTGATCCTGCGCGAAAATGTAATCAGCGCGAGGAATAAAATTGCTGCTAGTGACATTCGCAGCAAGAGGCTTTGGACACGGGAAAAACGAATCAAGCTGAAGCGGGTCGTCCTTAATATCAAGGATAATGTCGGAGCCCTTGGCGTACCAATAAACCTTCTTATCTTCCTTGCACCAAATCTCAAACACTTGCGCCTTAGACCAAGGATCGTATTTTGGCGTTTGTGCGTTTGTCTCGCTTGTCTCCCTTGAGAACAACGGAACCATCTTGCCAATCTGTTCACCAAATCTTTGAACCAACTGGTCGCGGGTCATGTAAACGCGCCGCGCTACCCACCGCACTTCATCCCATACACGCGCAGGAGAATAGAAAAAGTCTTTCCAATAAATATAATCAATCGGCGCATCTTCATTGACAATGCGCTCATAAGTGCTGGCCGGTACAAGTTCTTCGCCGGTAATAGGGTCAATTTCCGCCGGGATTTCCTCAATCTGAGTTTCTACCTCATAACGCATCCATGATTGCCCCATGCCGACAATCAGCCAATCCTCAATCCCCTGCCGAATAGCCGAATCCCATGACGAAACATTGTCGTCAAACGCTTTGTTCAAAATACGCTGTACAATTAAACCGGCAACACGCGCTACATCGTCATCAGCATCCAAAAAAGAACGCGCCACCGACGATCTCGGAGGACGCGCATAAAGCAAACTCAACAATACCTTAGTGGACGACCAAAACAGATTTACCCGGCTTTCTTCCTTGTGCCACTCATCACGCCGGTCCAAATATCTGCGCGTAATGCGGTCGCCATCATCTTGAAACTTCATCATCTCTTTTTTCGAAGCCTCAATCTCAGCGCTCCACCGCTGCGCTTGACCAGCAGGAGTGTCAGCAAAGTCCATATTGGACTCAATCTTGTTTTGGATTTCCATTAACCAACCCTTCCGCCGCCGCGCGGCTGACAATCCCAAATATCCTCTAAATTAAACGTGTACATATTCTTAGGCGTATAAGCACTCGACTGCGTACTTTGCGGTTTACTATTTCCCGTAGGCTTACAACTCAACGCAAAGTACCTAAACGCATCCGCCGCATGACTGTGCTGGTCGTGCTTTGGCTTATTCCTGTACGTCTGCGTCCTTTCGTCCCATTCCCTCTTATACGCCCTTAAATGCTCTAAGCCATCATAAACAACTTTCTCATCAAACCAGCACTTTGGCAGTATAATACGCGCCGCCTCAATACCATCCTGCAAAGATAGCTCAGGTACAAGCCTTGGCGTAATACCCTCCTTCAGAAACTGCTCAATCATGCTCTTGCCAGTCTGAAGGCTCTTGGCCTTCGCATCATGCGGCAAATAAATGTTATTAACCTTATATGGCCTAGACTTAACCCATTCAATATAATGACTAATAGGCTGATTATCGGCCTCGTAAAAATCACAAATCTTGTAGCCGTCAGGCTGCGTCTGCCAACCCCACCAACTGCAACTGTCCGTGTAGCCAAGATCAGCCACCAAATCGACGCCAAAATCAGGGCTTGGCGGAAATGCGCCAACCCGCCCCTGCTCATACGCCTCTCCCACCAACTTGGCGTAATACGCCCCAGGCAATGCCGCATCAAAACTAATCTCATATTCAGTCGCATACGTTTCTTCAGTCATCTGCGCCCGCGCATCCCGCAACTCGTCAGGATGCAAAATATTCGTCTTACTAGCCGGTAACTCCATCAACATATGCGTCCCAGGATTCAGCCGCGCTTCCTCCCGCATCTGCCAAAAAAAGTTCTTACCCGCAGGAGTTCCCGCAAATATCGCCCACCCGCGCCGATCCGATAACGCAGGACGCAATACCGAATACCAAGCACTCGGCCTAATCAGCCCAACCTCATCCAAAACAACCCCGTCAAAATACATCCCACGCCACGCATCAGGATGATCCGCCCCGCCCACATAAATTCGACTAACCCCCTTGTTACTATTGAACATTGTAATATGAAGCTCAGTCTCATTCGGCTGCGAAGCCCATAACGGCTTGCTCAAATCCTTCAAATAACTCCACGCCACCTTCTTTGCCTGATCCCGAAATGGCGCAAGGTAAGCAAACTGCGGCTTTGGGTGCTGACAATTCATTGAACTAATTACCAAATCCGCGCACATCGCTACCGTCTTGCCAGCGCGGCGGTGCGCTACCATCACAGCCCAACGCCTGTCCCGCCTGTGCAATGGCAGGAAAATATCTCGCGGTGCGTATTCGTTAATGTCCATTATTTGGCAACACTTTTTTTGGGGTATGGTGGATGGGGGTGGCCTATATTTATATTAACCCCCCCACCCCCGGCGCGATGGGGGGTAGGGGGCAGGATTTCTTGGCCCCCTAGCCTACCCCTAGCCTAACCCATTGATTTGTCTACATTTTTCCAGTCGTCCGTGGTGGTGTTTTCGATTGCGTGCGCGGTGTCCTCGACCTGCCCGTTGTCGTCCGCCCCCCCGCCGGTCGGAGCATTATCGATCGTAAGGCCGTCGATCGGCCGCGCGCCAAGCCATCCAAGATTAATTGATATCGTCTGGACCGTTGCATCCATTTTAAGCGGCAAAGCGGCTTTGACCATCCCGGCAAAGATTTGCCGATCGGCAATCCCGCCGCGCGCTCTTTCGAGCAGCCACGCCGTTAGACCCTTCTCGCCATCGCGTGTCGTAACTTCACGCGCTGCGGTTTCGACTGCTGCGCGGATGTTGGCCGTGACTTTGTTCTGTGATCCTCTGGGCCTTCCAGGCCCTGGTGGCATGTCGGGATTTCCCCAGCCCTTCAAAGGCTTTCCCGTCACCTTTGAAAGCCGTACCGGCTTTTTCGTTTTCGTCTCTGTTTCTTTAACGCTTTCCATGTCTCAATTCTTCGCATCCCTCGAATTTATACGCAAGCACAAAAACGCGCCCCTTTGTTTTCTCGCCGTGCCGCTCTATCAACACACCATTTTTTTCAAAAAAATAACATCAGCCGAAAGCAACATTCCCCCCCTTAGGGGGGGGGGAATTGTTGTTTCCATTGGCCCGGCTAAAGTTATTCAAATGTTATGCCTTGTTATTAAAGAGTTATTTGCTGTTAATTTTCTGTTTACGCAAGCCGCTTTTCCGTTTATTCGCCGTTTCCGAAATGTGTACCGCAATGCACACAAGCATTTTTTGGCGTTTTATAAGGGTTTTTTTTGTTCTTAAAAAGAGCGTTGCTATTACCCTTTTATTACCAACACCTTATCTACATTGTGCGCCGCACAATAAATCATTTTCCAACATTACAGTCATGTAATGCGCAAACCGCTTGCGTTGTTCATTTATGCTCTATATA